CTGTTCCACGTTGCCGGAGTGATCGCTGTTTGCCCGTTGCAGGCGCTTCCGCCCGAGAACGTTCCTGCACTTTGGGCAATATAGCGTGTGGTCCCAAAGCCAGGGAGGGAGAAGAGAACCAATCCCAGAAGTAAGAAAAGAGTTTTCACGGGAAAGTTAGTATCCCACGCAGCTAAATTCGATAACGTCGCCCGCCGTGATTGCCAACGCCACAGTGAGCTTCGCGGTCGTCGTGGATGCGGAAGTGCCCACGATGATGTCGAGCGGATTTGTAATGTCAGATGCGCTGCAATGCCATCCGTGCGGGGCTGCTGGAACCGTGCTACCCATCGTGATCACCGTACTTCCGGTGGTCACTGTCGCGGTCGTGAACTTTCCGGCGCTCCCTCCTCCGAGGAGAGTGGTTTCATCCAGTCCGCCGCTAGAGGTGAAAGTCGTGCCGGTGGAGATGCCAGCGTTTGCAATGACGAACGCGTCCGTGGCAATCTTCGTCGTGTTGTCGCCCAGTGTTTGCGTCGGAGCTGTGGGAGCGCCTGCCAATGTTGGGCTGTTTGCGAGTACCGTCAGGCCCCCGCTTCCCGTGATGCCTGCCGGAATCATCAGTTCAAAATTGGTTCCGTTGTAATACAGGCAATTCAGGCCAGAACTGCTTATATCGCCTATCGCTGTGGTTGTTCCGCCATAGCGTCCGATGCCTTTGACGCCGAGCGAACTGAAGTTGACGGTTACCGTTGTCGATGTGCTCGTGTTTGACGTAGTGAAACACCCTATATTTCCCAAGGCATAGGAACCCATGACAGGAGACAGAGCAACCACGTAAGCATTGACCGCTCCCGTGTCGGACCCGGTCGGGAAAGCCGTAGCCACCCCGCCTCCGCCTCCGCCCGAACTCGCAATCGTTAAGCCGGTAGTCGAGCGCGTAAAGGTCATGTTTGATCCGGCGGTTAAGCCTGGCTCGTAGACATCCGCTTGCCAGTTGGTTACGTTCGCCGGATCGGGATAAACGAAGGCATCCTGCCCTTGCTGAAGTGCCAGAGAAGAGTTGCCGTTAATCGTCCAGGTAACAGGCGTGACCGTGACAACTGTGGCTGATCCGGTGGTCTTGTTGGCCAGTTTGAATACACAGCCCGCGTTCCCCAGGCCCGTTGCGGTCGGAAGTGTTGCCGTAACGGCAGTCGATCCTACATATTGCACGCGGTTCGGGCTGCAATCCTGAATGGCGATCGTATCGGTTGCGATATTGACGCTCCGGCCCGGAATTCCCGGCGCGGCCCAGGCTGCGGAACCACTCGCAGGAGCGATGAGCGAGTAGATTCCCCCGATCGGAGTGCTTGGAACCGAAGGCAAGCCGCTGGCTGTGGAATTGATGGTCTGGTCTGGCCAAGTCCCGGTGATCGTGATGTTTGTGCCAGGGATTAGGGCCGGTGTTGCCGTCGCTGTGCCACCATTGGCTATGGGCAACAGGTTAGTGACATCTGCTGTCAGATCCACCGCACCGCTCGTCACTTGTTGCGTCGATCCGGCGAAGTGCGCGATGCCGGCTCCCGGCGAGGAGGCCAGCACGCAGGTTGGGCAGGCGAGCGATGACCCTCCGCCGCTCGGAGTGTTGCTCAAAGTTTCGACCATCCAATAGAACGTTCCCGCGATACTCGTCGCTGTGTTCTTGTTGTCGCCGCACCAGAACATAAAGGTTCCGAGCGCCGTAGCCGAAGGAAGGTTTGTCGAGATCGTCGCCACTTGCACGCTGTCAATCAGGAAGACGTAGGCCACGCCATTCCAGATCACGCTGAAATTGTGCGGGGCGGTCAGGTCAATCGCAACGCCGGTGGAGACCGCTGTATACAGAGAGCTGGTTGTGCCGACATACGCCTGCCATGCGGTATCGGTGCCGGCGGAATACCGAAAGCCCACCACTGGGCGGTTCGGCGTATCCGTCGCCATAGAGGCGTTGCCGTTGACTCCTGAGTTGATCGGCGAAGGAGAGCCATTATTGTACTGAGTAAATCCCATCCAATAGCGGACATTGGCCGAGTTGGACGGCATAAACCTATGATCCCAGCGGTAGAACGCCTGAAAGCCGCCGAACCCAGCATTTGCGGACGTGTTTTGCTGCGTGTAAATGACGGTGCTGGTCGATGCAGTTGCAGCGGAACTAAAGGCTACCGCCGCATTGTCCGTAGCCGTTGGGTAAACGGATGTTTGAGTTCCGCCAAGTGCGGTAACCGCTCCGGGAACCATTTCGCCGCCATTGTAAACGGGAACTGCTGCGCCATTCTGCACATACATATCGATGTATCTGGGGGCTGTGGACCCGAATCCGCCGCCGCCGCTGCCGCCACTCGCGCAGCCTCCGGTACTGAAACACATCGAGCCTTCGGCGTACAAATTGACGCCGTCGTAAGTAATAAATTGCTGAATGGACGTTGCCGATGCGGTTGCGCTCACTGTTCCGCCGCCGAAGACATTTGAGGGCCAGGCGAACGTACACGCCGGAGACCCCGAGGTCTGGGTGAAGATCATCACCATTTCGGTGCCGAGCGTGAATTCGGAACCGCTTACTGTGCTGCTGGGGAAAGTCGGCGCAAAGGCAGTCCCGGCGCTATCGCAGATAAACTCTGTGCGAGACCCAGCCGAGATATTCACTGCGGGCGTGCCAGAAACTGAAGCTCGATAGAGGACCGGGGGCTGGGCTCTGTAGCCGGTATTCATGACGTCGAAGCAGTTGTTGCCAGTACAGCCTTCGCCGATGGAGCCGCCCAAACCATAAACATTCAGGGATGCAGCTTCCGTGGCCGGATCAGTAGAGAGTTGGATTTCCTCGTTGCTATCGCTGATTTGCAAGCCATTGAAGAGAGGCCCGGGAATGAGTTGAATTTGTTGCGGAGAGTTTTTGAGGTACAGGAAATAATTTCCGTTGATTGTCTGGTCCGCGACCGGGTTGTTGACGATGCACGTACCCTCCGCGCAACCTGAGCCGCCGCCGCTGCCTCCAAGCGAAATGGGAATGGTCGTGGTCGCATAGCCGAGCCCATAAACCTGCAACCAGTAGTTGCCTGACGCGGCGTAGATGTAGACGCGCCCGTTTGCGTCGGTATAGAGCGGGTTGATTTGGCTCCCGCCCGTGAAACTCGAATAGAGCGTGGCCAGCGAGCTTCCGCCGCAAGGAATGACCAAGCTGGGCTGCGGCGTATTGCAGACAGCTACGGTGATGCCGGCGATGGGCTGCCCGCTCTGATTGATGATCGGGTCCGACCAAACGGAATATTGCGAAAAGGCTGACACCGGTAAAAGTGCCAGCCATATCAAAAGGAGCTTTTTCATTGAGTGACTTCCTTACAGGGTGAAGAAGTCGTATTCCTGGGCCTGCGGGATTGCAGCCGTTCCCGAGCCATTGGTGAAGCGCAGCCGGATCTGGACCGCCTTTCCGTAACTGGTCCAGACAACCGTTCCGTCCGTCGTGGTCTTGCCGGATGCCTGATTGAAGGCCGCCCCGCCGGGAAAGGTGGATGCCGTCGTTCCTGCGGTCGTGGCCAAGTACAGGTAGCCATTCATAACCATCGAACCGCCTAAGCTGACGCTGGCCGAGGTTCCAGGGTAAAGCGGCATGATGACGTCGCAGCCTCCGACCGTGATTCCTGTGGGATCGGCATAGCCTTGCGGTCGCACATAATTCGCGTCTTTCTGGGTGCGCCAGAGCGAGGCCGTGTTCGGAACGCGGAAGTAATAGTCCACGCTGGTATTCGCACCGACCGAGGGAAGCGGGGCCTGAATACCGGAGGCATCCGTGGTTGGTTCAGCCTGCCCGGTTCCGTAGATCAGGACCTGGACAGCCGTTGTGGCGATAGCGAAGCCGGAGATGATCCCCGCGGAAGTGGTAAAGGTGGTCTGGGCCTGAGTCGTCGAGAGGGCTGCGGTGTTGAGGAGTGCGGAACCAGCCGAGCCGGACGAAGAATACACGCGCCAGCCGACAATTGCGGCCCCATTTGCGGGAACCGTGGGCTGAGTAACCGTGACGGCGCCGGATCCAGACGAAACGGAAACGGTCGCTTCGGTTGAAATAGCCGATTCTCCCGCCGCCGTGATCCAGGTCACTCCTATACGGGCCGTTGTGGCACCTAAGGAGCCCGCTCCTGCATTATAAGCCAGGGAAGGGGCCGCAGGGATGGCCGAGCCGAAATCGCCCTGCATAACTTCGTAGAACGCGCCAGGAGAGTTTGCGCCACGGAAAGAGGAATTGTAACCGCGAGAGGTAGAGGGATAGGGCTGTGCCATGATGTGCCGTCCTTGGCCTGTGTAGTCAGGCTCTTAAATGCTTGAGAGTGCCTTTGCGTTTGAAGCGCCGGTCACATAGAGTCGAAAGGCTCTAGTAAAAGCAGAGTTTCATAGTGGATGAGAGAATACAAGGCTAATCTTTCCCGAATAGTGTGTCGCGTGCGTCGTCTTTGTCTGAGCCGAGAACGAAATCGTGGACGCCTTTGTAGATGTCGTGCATACCAGCGTAATGCTCATACATTTCATAGGCTAGAGCCGCCCCGCCTGCGAAGGGAACGGTTTTCAAAACAGCCGCCTTGGCCATGGAATACTTTCCGTAAGCCTTGGCCGCCATCGCCGCGCTATCATAAGCGATTGCCTTAGCCGAATTTCCTGCCTGTCGTGCTTCTGCCGCACCCTTGTAGGCCGTATCCGCAACTTTCTGGGATGCCGCAGCGGTGCTCGTGCCCGTTGAAATTTCGGATTCTAGGTTTGCATCCCGGATGATTTTGTACAGGTTCTTCATGCTGGGAGCGGGAAGGTCTTCCGCTACTTTTTCCGCCGCCTGTTTTGCTAAGGCGCGTTCGGACTGCAAGCCTACCGCAGACGGGCCGCCCATTCCAGCCGTGGTATCTACCAGCGATTCGCCAATATTGGCCGCGCCAGCGAGAGGCTGCCCGGAACTCGCTTGGGTTAAGCCCTTTGTCATCTGCTGCCCTGTGCTTGGTATTCCAGTTTCTTGCCCTGGAGTATTGGAGGGGTCCATTGTTCCGAAGGCAGAGCCTAGATATTGTTGCCACGTTGCAGCGGGAAGAGGCTTGGTGTCGAGTCGTTGCCCACCATCCCCCATTGCGCCAGCGAGCTTTGAATGTGCAACCATCGCCTGCGAGCCGTCCGGGAATTTCATCGGGTGCAGGAGTTCCCCGCCGTCGTACATGGCATCCACCACTTTTTCCTTGGGAACCATTGATTGCGAACCGTCGCGGAATTGCATCGGCACGGACGGGCCTTGTGCCTGGACGGGAGCCTGAGTCGGTGCCGGCGCGGGCGCTTGCGGAGTGACAGCGGGAGTCATGGCACCATCGAGTTCGCTTGCGGAATCAGACTGCCCCACTTGCCTGCCTGTGGGCCTGCGGGCGGAACATTGAGAGGCCCGGCTGCCTGAATCAGTGATTCAGGATCAATGTTCGTACCGTGGAGTGCGTTTGTAGCTTTCACGCCTGAGCGAAGTGTATTTTTGGCCACTTCCATCTGGGACACAGCGAAGTCTTTCATGTCCTGCGACATTTCGCTGGTCCAGTGATCCCCGGTCAAAGCATTTTTGAGTTTGCTGATATATTGCTGCGGAACGTTGCCCATCGTTTCAATCTGGCGGACTGTTTCTGGACTGACTCGCTTTTGTCCGCTGGGCTGGGTAATGCCAACCATTTTGAAAATAGCCGCCTTCGAAGCAGCGATATTGCCTTGTTCCGCCTGGCCCAGCGATGAAACGAGTTCGTTTGCCGCATTCATCTTGTCGAGGAACGGTTTGACGTAAGAGCCTTGCACCGCTTCCCGCGCTTCCTTGTTGCTGGCCACACCTTCAGCAATCGGAGCTTCCATCTGCTTGAGCGTGATCTGCCCCGGCATCCTGGCCGCTTCTTCTGCTGCGGCTTTTGGTCCAGCAACCGCTAGTTCTGCGGCTTGTTTTCCGCTTTCTATCTTTCTTGCCTGAGCGACTTGAAACGCGGGATCCGCTTCCTGCTGCGCTCTTGTCGTCTCCGCTGTTTCTTTCTGCCTCATCAAAATCTGCCCTTGTTGTTTCACGGCAATGTTTGATGGAGTCAACGCTCTATATTCAAGTGCGGACCAATCGCCCAAAGTCAGGGCTCCTTTGGAGAGTGCGGGTTTAATGATTTGATCGAGCAGAGCGCGCGCATTTTGAATTGACGGGTCTTTTTCGCCGCCCGGAATTTGCGCGGCGTTTGTCGCAATTTGGCCAGAAAGATAATCTGCGAGTTGCGCGCCGTCTTCCGGCTTGATCGGAGCGCTGCCGATCTTCCCTGCTAAATCATAGCCCGCGACTTGGCCGCCATTCCCCGGCTTGCCATCCGTTTGCGTGTGAATCGTATACAGGTTGTGCGCTTGTCCTCCGGCAGTCGTGGCCATGTCATGCACGCCCTGAACCGTATCCTGCGTGGAATCTCCCGGCATGTATTTCAGGATCATTGCAGGCGGGAATCCGTACACGCTGGCAATGTGTTCGACGGTCTTCAGTTTCTGCTCTTGCAGTTCGTTCGTTTTTTCTTGGTAGTCCAGCGGGGCCATCATGCGCGCTTGCTCGAATTGGAATGCTTGAACCTGTTGCTGTGCCCGCATCCCCGAGATGCGTAAATCCGACTCAGTCTGTCCCTGCTGTGCCCGTTGTGCCTCAATCTGGGATTGCTGGCTCCGAAGCTCCTGCTCCTGTTGCTGACTTTGGAAGGCTTGAACTGTCGCCGGCCCCCCTTGTCTTCCTTGTGTAGCCGCCGATTGAGCGAAAGAACCGACTCCAACGGCTAAGCCTTGAATCATTCTTAAGAGCGTCGAGTGCGGGCCGGGAGCCGGAGCCGCACTCGGAGGCAGCGCCTGGGGGGCTTGTGCGCCAGCTTGCGACATATCGGGGAGATTGGGTTGTGTGCTCATTGGGTTATGTTAGTGCTCCAAGTCCAGTTAGGCTGCCCGGAGCCGTCGGCGCGAAGTTCGAACCGGCTCCGCCGCCTGTTGCATAACCTCCGCCCGCTCCTCCGCCGAAGCTAGGCAAGCCTGCCGCAGCCATGCCTAAGCCTGCAACGCCCTGAACCACTCCGAAAGCGTTTTGCCAACCTTGCTGTTGTTCCGCAGAGACAGCTTGCGACGCTCCCGTGGTTGAATTTGCCGCCCCGGTTTCCGCTCCAGCATACCCGGTAGGATTGTAAGCCGCTCCCACTTGGGTTAATCCGCCAATGGCGTTCCAGTAGTTCTGCTGTTGCTGCTGGGCGTTGGCCACAGAGATTTGATTCTGCGCTTGAGAGTTCGCTTGGATTCCCGCCTGCGTGGCCTGTCCGGAGATTTGCGCGGCAACTCCAGAACCTAAATCTGCTCCTCCATGAGCTGAATTGTAAGCCCCAGCCGCACGCTGTGCATTTGCTGTGGAATTCGCAACCGTGTCTGTGGCATTTGTTCGCAGGGCCGCCATTTCCGCCGGAGTGTAGCCTTGTGGGTTGGCGATTGCCTTCTGAAGTGTTGAGCTTAAACTTCCAAGAATTTGCTGATTTTGGGCGAACGTCTGGGAAAAGGAATTTTGCAGCGTGCCCGTAAAGGCCGCTTGCGATTGCTGAAGGGCCTGCTCAGTTGGGTTGGCTGACGAACACATCTTCTTGCAACCTTTCCAGAGGGCAGAAGTTCCCGGTGGTCATCCGAGACAGGGGAGCCATCGGTAAGCACTTTCAGTCTCAGGCTGTGTTGTCCGCACTAAGACTTGTCGAGGTTCTACTTCAAAACCGTTATGCATGGCCCACTTGGCAATGGGATAGTTTTCCTTTGAGAGCGTGCAGAGCGTAGTGACTCCGTGTTGTTTCCAGAAAGCCTCTGCCGTTTTATTGAGCGCGTCCAATCCCTTCAACCGTTGGCGCTCGCTCGTCGCCGGATTGAAGCCAATAAACCCGAGCATGGCGAGTGCGTACATCGGCGCAAAAAGAATTACTTTCCCGTCCTGTTCAATCACCAGCGTTACCGAGGTGGGATTGCATTTTTTGAGCGAAGCCTTCACGTCTTCCACTGGGATCTGGTTGCTCTGTGCGATCCAGCGGGCAAAGGGTTCGGAGTCCTTTTCGTCGGCAATGCGGACGCTCAATTCGTTCATGGGTTGATCTTATGCCAGATTGACGGTTCGGCTGGGAGAATTTTGCAAGGGGTGCGGACCCCAGTTACCTTCTGCCTGTACGAGAATTGTCGCCGGGGCTGTGGTTCGCGGCAGGGCGATGGTTAAGGGGGAAGTCGGCCCCGATCCGACCAGAACGGGCAGATAGTGCGCCAGCTTCAAATGCACATTAACTTTCTGATAGTTCGGATCGGCCGGATTTTGCAGGAAGCTCACAATTATATTCTTGGTTGTCGAGCTGACGACCGAGGTTCCAATTCGTAGAATGCTCACAGGTTTGGGCTGGTTGATCGTCGGGATATTCTGCGAGCCGAGTCCATTCATTGGCTGGGAAGGCTGCGCGGCGGTCGTCACTTGCCGGATGCGGGTATTGATTTCTGGATTCCTTGGCCAGCGCACCGGCTCAGAGGGGACTTTGTCGAGAGTGCCGAGTTCTAGTTTGCCAAACATTACTTGTCCTTGTCGAACATCAGAGAGATTGTCTTGATTGTATTCGGTGCATTCTCAGGTGGGAAGCTGAAGCGCACTTGAACGTGGTGCATCCACTGCGAGACTAAATTTAGCACGTTCATCGAATCCACATTCCAGCGCAGAGATAGCAAGGACGAACTGGGCCGAAGTTGCGCGGTAGTGTATTCACTGATCGGTTGCGCGAGTGTCAGGAAGTATGCTCCGGGACCGGAGGTGGCAGCCGCTACTTCATTCGGCAGAATTGCAACGGTGGGAACGGTCGGCCCGCCCGTCGGCGTATCGGCTTGACCCGTGATCGGATCGAGCACTGGACCCAGAGTTCCCACCGCATTAAAGAATCCCACAATGTGCTGAAGCGGCACAAGGGTTGCGCCCGGAGGCGTCAGGACAATCGATCCGATGGTTACGAAGGCGTTGGGATAATTCGCCGAGTCATCCTGCCATGTCGAGGTGTTCCGTCCCAGGATATAGCCGCCGCCGGTCGTTCGCCCCAGACAGAGCGTGTAGACTCCGACACTGGTTTCAATGCTCGATAAAGCGCCTCCGCCACCGACGGGAAAGTATTTTGTAGACCACGCGCCAATCGTCAAGGAGTACCGAAACGCATTCGTTGATCCATCGCCAAGCCATAAGCCTGCATCCGTTCCATTGCGGTGAATTGTCACGTAAGAAGATTGCGGCGGGAAGGTCGAGAGCTGATCGACGATGTAGTTTCCCGTTTCGCTTTTTCCGCTGTCATTCAGGGTGAAGCATTGCCCTTGGGTCGTGATGCAGGAGATGGAGTCGCCATCCTGCGCTAAACAGTTCGGGGAAGACACGCCAAATTTTTTCATCAGGTCGTAAGGGAAGAAGCTCAAGGTCTGCGGGCCGCCCAGCGCCATTGAGACGTAATCCGCACCCCACACAAGCAAGCCTTGCGAGGTTGGGTTGAGGCCGGTGATCGGGCCGGGATAATCGAGTTCATTCGCCGGAGGCCAGCTCTCCTCCGGCACTCCGTTGATGCAATCCGGTCCCGCGTTGAAGTAAAGTTTTCCGCCCACTGCCATCCATACGCGCCCCTGCCAATACGCCAGAATTGTTCCGCCCGTTGTGACCAGACTTCCTGCCGTACCCGGCGGCGGGTCGTTCAAATGTGCGGTTGGGCCGATCAGGTCGGTATCGAGGTTCGCGTCCGACGTTGTATCGGTGTCGGTCCAGGGCAAGTTAGCCGCTGGATTCGGGAAGGAATTGTCATAGTAAAGCACGCCGCCGCCGTCCAGCGTGCGATAGAGTTCAACCCCATTGAAAACGAGGGTGACACCCGCCAGAGCGGTGTTAGGAATATTTGGCCCCGTAAATTGATTGTTGAATGTGGCCGTGATGGTGTTTCCGCTGACGGTCGTGATATTGATGGTCTGCCCGACCAGCGCATAAAAACCGCTGCCCGATGGGCCTGCGATGGTGTAATTCTGCCCCGCCGCGACATAGGGGATTCCGGTAAAAACGGCGGTCAGGATATTGGCGGTCACCGATCCCGATGTGATGGTGACGGTTTGCATCACTTGCGGATCCGAGCTGCTGTTGCCGGTGAGCGGAATCGAAAGCGCTCCCATAACCGCCCCGATGCTCAAGAATGGCGAAAGCGTGCTCAGTTGGCCATAAATTGTGCGGAATCCATAGGCATAGGTGTATCCGGCCTGCACCGAGATTGTGGCCAGTCCGCGATTCGTCCAGACGATATTTCCATCTGCGGTTGTGCCGCCAACCGTGGTATTCCAGACGGCGGGCTGGGTTGCTCCTGTCTTGTTGGGCGCAGTCAGGGAAGTGGCTTCCTGCAAATTGCCGTTCGTGTCAATGAGGAATCCGAGAATTCCGACCGTGGCCGAAGGGGCCCAGACCGCCAGCGAATACGGACCGCCGTTGTTCCATCGAATATTGTTGTCGGTCGTGACCCCGCCAAGAAAACCACTGCCTTCCATCGCGGCGAGCGGAGCTGAGAGCGTCGCGCTCCAGTTCGGCTCGATCGGGCCCGTAACTTTATGCGTCAACAGTCCGCCCGTAGTAAATTCGATATTCCCGTTATAGTCGAGAATCCAGACTGCGGTATTGGTCGCGAGTGAGGTATTCGAGGCCCAGAACGAAGGCGCGTTTGCGGGCAGAGTCGCATTGATTGTGGGCGCGGTGGTTGGTGCGGCGGTGCCCCATCCGCTTACGCTGGTTCCGTTCCACTTCCTCAAGTCCACGCCGTTCGCATAATACGTTGTCTGGCCGACTTGCTGGATGAAGCCCTGAGCCGTCGTGCTCTTCACGATCAGGTTGGTCAAGGAAGTGGGGCTGAACGTGGAAAAGTTTAGATTTGTATCGACGAATGGGACCACGACCCCAGCCGGTTGCCGCGCCGAATAAAATTGCAAAGGATATTCCGTGGGAGCGAAGGGTACGCTACAGAATCGGGCGAATCCGGGGCGTCTGTACCATTCCAGTTTTCCCCCAAGCTCCATGTCCGCGCCGTCAATCGCGGCATCGTGGTAGGTGACTACATTGATGCCGATCGATCGGTATGGGCTGAAAAGTTGCGAGCGATGGGTGTAGAGCCCGGTGGCGAAAAACTGAATCTGTAACGGCTCAGTTGCTTTGGGCATGAACTAGCGGGACATCAGCGCCCACTGCGGAGTAATCGCTTGGACGTTGTCTTCCCGGTCTTCACTTTCAAGAGCGGACTGGACCGCGGCCATTGCGCTTTGCATGAAGCCTTCCGTTTCCGCCGCCGCCTGACCGTAAGCAAATCTTGAAGCCTGCCAGAGCGCCATTTCAACGAGCACATAGGAGAGGTCATCCGGCCATTGGAAGATGGAAAGTGGCCCGGTGAGCTTCGGAGCGCGGGCCTGATACACGCAATTCAGTTGGAAAGAATACGTTCCCATCGGCTCCGACAGGCGGAACTTGATCACGCCGTTGTTGTAGTCAATCATCGCGCACAGGCTGATCGTGTCTCCGGTGGTCGTGTATTCGGGCGCGAGTCGGTGCACCGCGTCCATTGCTTTCACGGGCTGAGGAAAACTTGTTGAGTTCATGTCCTGAATGGACGCGGATTCGAGCCAACCTAAATTCCAGATACCGGGAGCGCCGGACGGAGATGCGGAGATGGTGCCAGTTTCAGATCCGGCTGTTATTCCAGCCGATGACGTGAAGCTAACCGTTGTCGGCGTGGTTGCGGTCAGAGTGAAGGGCGGAACATTCCCCGAGCCGCCCGTATTCAAATCAGTGTTGTTGGTCAAGCCGGCCAGATTCATGATGTCGCCCGGGCTCATGGTATTCGCCACATTCAGCGTAACGACTCCGCCCGATGCCGAGATGCCTGTGATTGTCCCGGCTTGTCCCGAGGTCGCCGCCACTTGAATGTGCAAATTGTCCGGTATTGCGGTAATTGCATAGCCCATAGTCCATGCCGAAAGTTGCGTGAGTTGGTTCCAAGTAAAAAGGGAATCGAATGCGGGATTCGCCGCACCTGAAATGTACAGAATGGATTTCCCGATATTTCCCGGTTGAAATGGATGCGGATCTAGTGTTTGAATCGTGATCGTTGATCCTGAAATGGTGAGCGAGGCCGTCCCTCCGTTGATGGGCGGATAGACGATACCGTTTTGGCTGACGGGTGCCAGATCAATTCCGGCTCCGCCCGTTGGCAGAGTTCCCCCACCGCTCTGATTGTTCAGCAATACAAAGCACGTCGCCCCCGCATGCCGGATGTCCTGAATTCCTTGCTGTGTCACGAGGAAATGTTTATCAGGTCCAAGCTGCGCCCGATTGAACTTCCACGCCATTCTTCTTTGCAGAAGCATCTGATTGACGCGGTTTGCAATCCCACATCCCGGTTCGCCTGTTACTTGCCCCACTCCAAAGTAGTTTTGCAATTTCGTGTGCAGGGAACACTGATTCATAATGTACTGCACAGTTGTGCTCTGATTTATGAACGGAACGAGGCTAGTTGAAATTACCGGCATGGCTCAAGCCTCACGAATAGGACTGAATCTGTCGAACTTTGAAGTACAGCCGGTGCTCTGGCTCGATATAGGGCACGCCCAGCCCATTTCCGCCATCAAAGCCCGCACCCGGTATGACCCAACGTGCGGGCTCGATTAGGCCGTGACATAAGACACAGATGCCACGCGGTGAGCGGTCGGGAAAATTGTGTTGGAGGCGGATTGTTGTTTTCTCCTGTGCGTCGAGGTGCGGGCATTGATCCTGCATTTGTTGCGTGATCAGCAGTTGCTCTTTGAATTGTCGTTGGCTTTCGGCGCGTTCGCGCAAATTTCGCGCTATCTGAGCCGGATCGACATAAGGCTTCTGCGCTTCCCGCATCGCCTCTACAAGCCTATCTGGCGGAATATTGGTGTTCTGTAGTATCGGCGCGAGTTGTGCGAAGATTTCTTTAATCAGTCTCGATTGCGATTGATCTAATTCATTTGCCATCTCAGAATTCCTCCATCTGATTGTCTAAGTTGCGCTGAATGGCGCGTGTGGAATTTCGGTTACGGTAGGGTTCGGTATGGATCATCCAGCGCTCGGAGTTGAGCCCGTCAGAGTGGCCGAATTCCTCAACCACTTGCTCCCATGAAATGACGCCGCGCCCCATCAATTTCAAGAGAACGGTTCGCCATCCCCGCCGCTCCTCCGAGGGAATATCTCTAGCGTCCACAAGCGTGTATGAGAATTCCGTGAGCCAACCCTGCGGAAAACCGGAGAGATACACCAGTTGACTTGCCAATGCCGCATAGAATCCCCAATCGTCTCCAAAGTTAATCTGATGCTGCACGATGAGTTGAGGATTAAGCCGGAGTACGCGATAAATGAATTCGGAAGAATGCAGGACTTCGCCACGTCTTCGCTCAAAGTCCTTGAAACTCGCGTGGTCGTAAAGTCTGTACCTATCGTGGAGTGGTTCGATTTTGTCATGCTTGTATTTCTCCAGAGCTTCAGCGGGTTCAAGGAATTCGCCTTCAAGAAAGCGCCGATCCAGAACGAAGGTCAGGACGCCTCCGGCTCCGCTTCCTGCGCCACCGCGCCCATTTTAATCTCTAGATGCATCTTCCCATTTGTATCCAGATAGATTGCCACGACTCCCCCTGGTTCTACAACGTCATGGGTTTCAGGGTCACGCGAGGAGTCGATATTGTTTTCCCGGTCGATCTGTTCGGCAAGAAATGTCAGGTTGCTCGTGTGCGTCACAACGACGGTGGGCAGGCCTTCCCAGGGTGCGGCAATGTAGCGGAGCAGAGCGTCTTGCCGATTCTGGAAGTCGGTCAGGGATTCGCCGTCTGGAATTTGCAGATCGGGCCGCTCGATGTAGTACCCGAGTTTCTTCAGCGTTGCCGGAGTTTTTTCCGCGCCCGCGAACTCCGCTATGTTCCACGGTCGCAGGTTGAAATCGGCTGAAACGTAAGGCAGAACGACCGATCCCGAGTTGAGGATGTATTCCGCGGTTTCTTGCGCCCGGTCCAGATCGGAGGTCACGACGCGCCCGATTTTCTCGTAGGAGAAATACTGCGCGATCGACTCTGCGGCTTTTCGCCCCGCTTCATTCAGTGACGGATTTTCCCAGCCCCGAAAGCAATTCGCCGCGTTTAATTCCGTTTCGCCATGCCTGACGACATATGCAGCTGGTTGGCTCCAGAGGTTAGGAATGTAGCTCATAAAAAACGGCCCCCGGAGCCTTCCCGAGATCCTCCGGGGACCAGTCGATAGCCGATTCGCACTGGGGAGTGGTTAAATCGCCTCTATCGAAAATTCAGTCATGGTATTGATGTTTGCCGCGTTCGATGCGGAGAGCGTGGAGACAATCACGAAGTTCGCGTCCGCATCGCCCACGAGTGCCGTTGCCGCAGTAATTGCAGCCTCTGCATCAAACAAATCATTGATGGTGTCTTTGAACGTTCCCATTAAAGAGAACGTTGTACCGACCGCAGCCAGTTGCAGCTCCGCAGACATATCCCACGATGCCGTGGTGGTGTTGATCGCTCGCGCCGTAGAAGTCGCCAGAAGATTCCAGTTGGTAAACGTGGTCGCGCTCAACAGGCTCGTATTATTCGAAGTTGCGCCCGCTGCGGCAATGACCGAGAGCGGAACTTCATAGAGCTTCAGCGTTAGATTCGCGCTCGCCCCTGTGATACATTGCCCGACCGCTCGCACGCGGAATTTCTTCCCGCTTCCGGCATACAGATTCGGAGTTCCGAGAGCCAGTGGAATGACGCCGCCGCCGCCCAGACTGACCGCGCCTGAGTTCAATCCAATGGCTGTGGCTGTCGTGCCTGCGACCGCATTGGTTAACGGTGCGATGGAGTTCTGAATGGTGGTCGGCGTGGGAAGCGTCTGCGATTGCAGTTTGATTGTATTGTCGTTTGCCATTTTGTCCTCTGATGTCTCCGTTGACCGCCGATCAAACCGCCGAAACTTCTCCGCGAACCCGGCGAAACCCGCTCGTGTTATTCGTATTCGGTCTTGCGACAACTCCCAAAAACCAGTCATACGAAACAATCGCTCGCGTCTGGAGCATGGGATTGCTCAGGTCGATGTCGTTGTCGCCAAATGTTTTCACGTTGACGCGGAATGAAGGATTGCGCGGAACTTTCTGCCCCATCAATTCTGAGGCCAGCATCGCTTCGCGTCCGACGAAGTAAGCCGCATATCCGGTTTTGCCGGAGCTGGGATAATTCGCATAAGTGGGAACGGTCTGGGTTCGGATGATTCGGTGTCCGGCCCATTCCAGCACCTGATAGCCGCGTGCGATGCCGCTCTTGAGAACGGATGCGCCTTCGGTCGAGCGCTTCAGCGTGTCAACTGCGGAGCCGGCGGAATTATCGCTGAACATATCGTAAGTCATGAAAGGGTGCATGACTGACGTGTACATGCCGCCTTCGCGCACCGGCACAGCATTGCCGACAAGTTGCGCTTCAGCTTTGCGGACAGTGTTTGAGAGGAAGAATTCGTTATCTTGCAGGTCAATGCGGGAGCTGGCGGTTGCGGTTGCGGCGGCTTCGAAGGCGTTGAACGCTACCAGGTTTGACGTGAGCGCTCCGCGATAGGAGAGATTTCTTGCCGCGTCCAGCGTAATGTCGGCAAGGAACATGGCCTGAGCGACGTTTGAGATTCCGATCCAGTCTCCGTATTCGTCGGCGAAACTATCCGAGAATACCTGCGTCAGACTCAAGCTGGGTCCAGGGATTCCCTCACTCAATGTCGAGGTCGCAGCCACATAGGGTTGCTGCCCGTAAAATTGCAGCGTGCGGCCACTTCTGCGTGGGAGTGGGCGGAAATCGCAAAGCTCCTCAAGAGCTGGAGTGTTGTACTGCCACTCGAAAATGGCTGTTCGGTCATATGCGATTTGCGGGAACGCTGCGAGTGTGCCCGATTGGACACCAGGAGGTAGGAAAGCCATTTTGTTGTCCTTGCTCCGTTGACCGGAGTCTTATCTAGTTTTGTACTCTAAACTTAAGGCCCTATACAAGCGATTTCTCTCATCGCCGGTCTGAGTAGGTGTTTCGCAAGGCATCATCCGGGCTCTGGCCGGAGGCAAGAACTGACTCTTTCCAGGCTGCCATGATCTCTTGCGGGGTTGCGTCCGGGGAAATTTCCGGTACTTTCGGAGTGTTCGGAGCGACTTTACGGGTTCCAGTCTCCTGCGAAGTGCCGAAGAGCGTAGAACCCGACGCCCCCCGCTTTGGCGCGTCGGATGGCTTGGATTGCGATATGGGCACGACCGCGGATGTTGTTTTTTTTTCCTCTTCCGTCTTCGGCTCAGGAGTAAATAACATCTTCTCTTCTTTCAGTGCTTCGTAAGCTCGCTGGAGGCTTTGCTTGGATGGGCTGTAGGCGAGAGGTTGCCCGGAGTCGTCTTTGAGTTCGGCCAATTTATACTTTAGTAACTTCTCGTTCTGGGTTCCACCGGGCCAGTCGGAGTCGGAGAGGAAGTCTTTGACGGCTCCGTCCCAGTCCTTGACCACTTTTTCGCTCGCTCGCTCCTGAAGGACTTGCTGAATTTCTGCTGGCCGGATTCCCTTTGATTCGAGATAGCGGTCGAGGGCTCCGCTTTTTACCATGTACTCGGACATCGCCTCCGCGTCACCACTGGCGGCCTTGAGTTGCAGGGCGGACAATTCTTCCTTGGTTGGGCCAGCCGGCTTGATTTCTTCTTTCTTCGGCTCGACGAGCGTGCGCGCCATTTCATAGGCTTGTTGCGCGGCCTTGAATTGTTTGAGAACGTCTTGCGGACTGTCGCCGGAGAATTCCACTTCCTTGCCGCCCAGCAGGAAGGCATCTTTGTAGACGGTAGGTTCCGTGATTGGCGCGGCTTCCGGCTCTTTCTTCGCTTCCACTTTTGTCGAAACAAATTTGCCGTGCTCATCTCGCGGCTGACTTGCCAGTACGTCGCGGATTTCTTCGGAGGTGGTTACTTTGCTCAGGTCTTCGGTTAGTTTCGCTTCGGCTTGCTTGTCTTTATCTTTGTCGTCAGGCATTAGTATGACCCCGGTATCCGATTTTCTGAATCCATTTTCCTTAGAACTTGGTCCCGTAATTTGTCTGCGCCTTCGGTGCTTTCAAGTGAACTGGAGGCTTCGGCCACTCCGGTTACAATTGCTTCCTGAATTGTAGCGAAGAGTAATTCGTGATGCTCCGCCGCCGCCTTGGCCCGCGCCTGCAGGCAGCGAATCTGGTCGGAGTCCCAGCCCGCAAACTTGATCAGGTTGTCGGTCGCTTGATCCACCAGCATTTTCGAGATGCGCCAGATTTCGTGGTAGGCGGGCGAATCCCGGAAGGCGAGCATCCGGTTGGCTCGCTCGATGGTTTCTGTGGTGCGCGGGGCGAAGGGCTTAAGATCGACTTTCATAAATTGGCAAGCGTTCTCACACTCCGCTAGTTTCTCCCGCATCCGCTTTAATCTGGGATTGGCGTTCGGCGCGCATCTCCGCATCTTGCTCAACGGAAAGCTGGTGCATATCCGTGACGTGCTTGCCGACTTGCAGGAGCATCCGGTTTTCCGCCTGATTATTATCGACGCCCTTCTTGACATCGCCAGCCGCCTGAATCTTCTGGATTTCCTGTCCGGGCTGCTGTTGCTGGGCTTGCCAACGTGCTTGGTCGTCTTTGTCCATCGGCACAATCAAGTTCTCTCGGTACGGATAGCCGGACGCATCGAGAAATGCTGTCAGGAAGGCTTTGAAGTCAATTTTCATCGCTTGCGTGGCCAGCATTTCAACCGTTCCCGGTGCTTGGATGATCGAGGTCAGGAATCCGGTCATCTGCTCAATGGTGTGCCGCGCTTGCAGTTTCGCCCCGGCGGAAATTGTAACTTTGTAATCCCCATTAATTACGGTTAAGGGCTGCGCCTTGAATGCATCGCCCAATTCCTGGGAGAGCATCATCCGCAACTGAGAGGGTTTCAGCTTCCCATTCATCTCAATGCAAAATTCAATCCACGGAACAAAAATATTGTCACAGATTTGGTCGATCAAATCCTGCGTCTTCATCTGCTCGCCGGAGGCCATTAAGTTAACGCCTGCCGGAGTCCGCATGGTTCCTGCCTGTCCGGGATTCGTGCCCTGTGCGGAAACGCCCGCGGAGGTGAGGAGCACCGCCCATTGCCGGATTTGCTCGATCACCGCTAACGGCTCCTGTGAGTTGATCGAGTTGCGCGTCATCGGCTCAACTTTATTCTGGCCATCCGATTTGAAGACTTTGCCGGGAAAAATCCATTGGGCTTGCGCGGTATTGTTGAGTCCTGCTGGAGAGGTGTACGTTCCCATCAGGTTCAAATTCAGATCGTCAAAGAATGCGTTCACCACACCCTGGGCAATTCGTTGGTAGTCTGTGAGCCAAAAACCCAGACCATAGCCGTAGAAAGAATCCGGAGCTTCGCGGAATACCCCTGAGTAATATCGGATGTCTCCGTCGTGAGGTCGGTTCTGTAAACAATACGATCCCTCCAGAACCCAAATAACTCGCGTGTCTGTGACATATTCAAATACCTCAAATTTCTTGGCTAGCGGATCAACCGTTCCGCCGTCGGAGTAATTTTCGGGATACGCTTTTTGAGGAGTCGTGGTCTGCTGAAAGATTGGGTAGGCGGTGCTTGATCCTTGGGTATCAAGTGGATTGGTTGATGTTCCGTCGAGTTTTTGCGGGGTCGTGAGTTTGACCAGTTCGTCTCGGGAAGGAATATCGAATCCCTCAGTATCTCTCAATTGATCCAGGTCGTAGGAGCTGAGGTAGATGAGTCGTCCTCGCCAGGAGGCGGTATTAATCTCTCCCCGACGGCAATCTGGAGCCACTCGGACCCTTCGTATTGGGACATGTTCAAGGACGGGCTCGTTGACTTCGGTTTCGGAGGCCACAAACTCTTCCACATCGTCTTCATCAGCCTGAATATCAACCGTTCCTCCCGCGGCTGGCAGAGTTGTGGGCGGAGTTCTCTGCCGCTTCTTCAAAACCTTGTATTTCTTCCGCGTCCAGCCCGCGATTGCCACGCCCGTACCGTATAACAGCACGTCATAGGCAATATGGCGGATTTCTTGCTTGACCGAGAGCCCCTTGAAGCCGCAATGCTTCATTTGACTGGTGATTAACGCTTCCTGAGCCGCCGCCGCGTCAACCGAGGTGCCGGCCGCCGGATCAATCTGAAAAGGGCGGTATCCGGTGAATAAAGTTTGCTGGATTACGCTCAGGAGTGAGTAAAAGTGTTCCGCGACGATGGGCATGCCCAAATGGCTGCGGAATTGGTCGACACCTTTCCATTTCACGGGCTCCACATAGGCTCGCAGCATCAATTCGGCGATGTTCCACGTCCCGATCAGCCCACGTGAGGCTTCGAAGGACTCAGAAAGAAGCCGATTTTGGCAGGCTTCCTTAACCATTGCTTCGTCATCGCGCTCCTGATCCTCAAATCCAACGTCTTTGGGCTGGAGGGGGAGGGCTTGGCGGCCCGGTTCGACAGCTCCAGGCAAATCCAAGATGCGAAGCTGGCCGATGCTATCTTCGAAATTCGCCATTTTAGAGGCGGCCCATCAGCAAAAGGACCACGAGGATGATTAGGATCACCCCAACGAAGCCGCTCGGGCCCGGGCCCCAGTTAGCGCTATGCGGCCAAGCTGGAAGAGCCCCAACCAGCATGAGGACTAGGACAATGATCAGAATGGTCATCATAGCGTCACCTGATGGCAGGCCCGAAAACTCTCCAGCCAAGGATGCCGACAAGCAGCCAGAGCGCGGTATAGCTTCCAGCGCGACGGACCCAGGCCGGTTGCGCGGGCTCGTAGTAGCCCCACCAGCCAATCAACAGCGCGAGAATGTAAACGACCCAAAACAGCAGATTTAGTGGCATATTTTCTCCTTAGTACGTTCCTGCGATCCTAGAGTCATACGGTGCTTCAACCAGTGCGGGGTTCATCTCCCGTAACCAGTTTTTCTTGCTCAAATCCATTCCGCGGGGGAGCGAGTCGAGCTGGTAGCCGCTCGGGACCTCCGTTACAAGTCCCAGACAATCCCCATAATCGTCATGTTTGCCCGCTTTGGGCCATCGCTTCAGGTCGTCCAGCAGGGTTTCGTATCCCGGCATGCCGGCAAAGAGCCATAAACGCCGCTCTTTCAGCGGGACCACAACCGAGCCCATCCTGATCTTTTTGGCGTCCTTGGTGTACTTCAGCTTGATCCATTCCACCGGGAAGCGCTGAATTCCCTTGTCTCGGGCGAAGATTTCGAGCACCGTGTTATAGGCTTCCCAGCCCAAGAATGCCTCCAGCCATACCATTGAAGGGCGGTACTTTAGCACGCCAAGGAAGAGGTTTTCACAGAGCTGGTAGGCGTCCCATTTTCCACTCAGACAGTCGAGAACGAAGATTTGCCCCTGCCAGTAGCGGCAGACGTAGATGACTGATTTGTCGCGCTCATCCGAGCCGACATAGCTCAAATCCCCGACGAAGAAGGTCGGGGCCTGTAAGGCCGTCGGGAATTGTTCCAACTGGAACAATGTCTGCTTTGCCAGAAGTTCGGGGGTGAAGGTCTGCGCTCCTGCCGCCAGCGGGGAATTCAGGTACTGGCAGGCAAATAGCTCGTCGCCAAGCTCGTATTTCCGGATCCGCTCCAGCTTTTCGACGGTATGGCCTTCGGTCCTGCCGTCTTTGCATCGAAAATTCGGGAAGAGAACGTCTTTTACTCCGGTATCGGACCAGCCCTTGCAACCGCATTGCAGACAAGTTGGCTCGGTCGCGTTCATCTCCCAGTTGTGGTCAATGTCCCGTTTGTGGCATTTATCCTCACAGTTTGCACAGTAGCGGACCCAGCACGGCAGGATCGAGTATTCCCATACCCTCTGGGCCGTTTCCTTCATTTCCTTGTCCGCTTGCTCGCGGATTTCTTCGTATAGGTCGCCGAAGGAATATCGTGTTCCGGTTACGAACAAATAGCCGTCCGGGGCCAGCAAGGGGATGACTTGCCTATAGTCCTCTTTACATTTGGCCAGCATCTTCGGGTCTTTGTAATTTTGTTCATTGACGATGTCATCGACGAAGATGATGTCGTAATGCGAGCCTGCTTTGACCGATCGGGCCGTGGTAATGGCCATCGTGGGTTCGGCCAAAGTGTTTCCGCCCGCACGTCGGCAGGGAACGGTGAATTCGTGCGCGTTGCCGAATTGGCGCGATTTGGACATGCAGAACTCGGGAAACAACTGGCGAAACTTTAGAGTGGGCTGAGTGAAGATGTCTTTGACTCTGCGGAGCTGGCGCTTGGCCAGAGATTCCCCGCCCGATAGAAAGCAAATTCTGATATTCGGATAATTCAAGATGAACTGGACAATTTCAATGATGATGGCTGAGGTTTTGAACGTCCCCCGTGGCCAGAGGATCATTCTCTTTTTCACGCCCAGCGAGAGATCATAGACCGGCGTCACTCCATCTGGGTCTTTCTGGATGAAGCGATTGAACAAGGCTCGGTGCGGGACTTCCTGAAAGTCCATGCCCAGAACTTCGCAACCTAAGAACATGTGGTCCGTTAAGGCTTGGGTGCGGCCGTCCATCTTAGTGAAGGGTTCCGTTCGACAGCGAGCCATTTGACAACGACGATCCGGCAAGGCATCCCATCGTGACAAGACCAGTCGGAAGGTTCACGTTGCACAGCCATTGCGGGAAAAGTGGAATGTTCTGATGCCGACTGCGCCTGCGCCTCCGGTATCCGTCACAGAAGCGTTCGTGCCGGTCCCGATGTAAAGCGGCCCGATATGCAGGTTACGGATAATGATATTGTCGGCGGAGCCTCCGAGATGGATGCCAACGCTTCCATTGCCGCCCGGAGATTGCGTGCAAGCACCCGCCGGACAGGTTGCGGGATGTCCCGTTCCCGCTCCTCCAGCGCCGTTGTCGCAGCTTGAGGACGTAGTACAGCCCGCCAGGGAATTTTCGATCAATCCATTCGAGCCGCCGTCAATCACGATCCAGCTATAGCCGTTGTCCGTGATCGCTCCGGTGCAGGATGAGCACGCACTGTTTGGCGGGTAGTTGCCCCACCATCCGGTTGAAACCATCGATGCGCCCGTATCGAAGAGGATCGTGATCGGACTGCCCGAGGTGCCGCTGTTGTGAACCGTGAGCGCATTGCCGCCTTGTGTGGAACTTGTGATCGAGCCGCAGACATAAGACACATCGCCGGGGCTGATGGTTGTGCTGTTCCACGTTGCCGGAGTGATCGCTGTTTGCCCGTTGCAGGCGCTTCCGCCCGAGAACGTTCCTGCACTTTGGGCAATATAGCGTGTGGTCCCAAAGCCAGGGAGGGAGAAGAGAACCAATCCCAGAAGTAAGAAAAGAGTTTTCACGGGAAAGTTAGTATCCCACGCAGCTAAATTCGATAACGTCGCCCGCCGTGATTGCCAACGCCACAGTGAGCTTCGCGGTCGTCGTGGATGCGGAAGTGCCCACGATGATGTCGAGCGGATTTGTAATGTCAGATGCGCTGCAATGCCATCCGTGCGGGGCTGCTGGAACCGTGCTACCCATCGTGATCACCGTACTTCCGGTGGTCACTGTCGCGGTCGTGAACTTTCCGGCGCTCCCTCCTCCGAGGAGAGTGGTTTCATCCAGTCCGCCGCTAGAGGTGAAAGTCGTGCCGGTGGAGATGCCAGCGTTTGCAATGACGAACGCGTCCGTGGCAATCTTCGTCGTGTTGTCGCCCAGTGTTTGCGTCGGAGCTGTGGGAGCGCCTGCCAATGTTGGGCTGTTTGCGAGTACGGTCAGGCCCCCGCTTCCCGTGGTGCCTGTCGGAATCATCAGTTGAAAATTGGTTCCGTTGTAATACAGGCAATTCAGGCCAGAACTGCTTATATCGCCTATCGCTGTGGTTGTTCCGCCATAGCGTCCGATGCCTTTGACGCCGAGCGAACTGAAGTTGACGGTTACCGTTGTCGATGTGCTCGTGTTTGACGTAGTGAAACACCCTATATTTCCCAAGGCATAGGAACCCATGACAGGAGACAGAGCAACCACGTAAGCATTGACCGCTCCCGTGTCGGACCCGGTCGGGAAAGCCGTAGCCACCCCGCCTCCGCCTCCAGCCGCCGCGCAAGTGCCGCCATCTTTCAGGAATAGGCCACTGCTTCCCGTGCAACTGGTGAACAGGCCATAGACATCGCTCGCCGCCGCATTTAATGTTCGTGCCGGTACCCAACGTGGCGAAATTGATGTTTGTCGTTCCCAGCGTCAGAGAGGCTGTGTTCGCCACGGCTGTGCCGCCATTGGCCGCCGAAACTGGAGTTGTGAGCGCAATCACTCCGGCGGAACTGATTGAGATTGGAGCGGTTCCACTCAGGCCAGCGCTGCCCACACTGGCGATTGGAATTGCAGTTGGAATCTGCGCCACCGGAACCGTACCACTATTGACCTCCGAACCGGCGATGGATTTGTTCGTTAACGTCTGCGTGTCCGTGGTTCCGACGATGGCTCCTGCCGGTGCCGCAACCGATGAGGTAACTGTCGTCGCCGTGGCTGCGATGGGGATTTGTGTCGCCGTCATGCCAGAAAGGCCGCCTGAAACTGCCACGCAATCACTCCCTGCGTGGAGTGTAAACATAGGTGGCCGTCCCGCAGCCGGTTAAACTTTGAATGAGCGCAGTGATACCCGCTGCTGTTCCGCCTTTCCCGCCTGCGCTTTGCGTTGCAGTTGATGTGGATGTTTGAGCGAAACCGAGGCCGCCTGCAAAAAGCAGGAAGACGATCAATTTTTTCATTTGGAATCCCTGGGTCAGTTATGTTCTGACTCTTAGATAGATCGACATCAATACATCAAACTTACCTGGACGTTGCACGTTCCCGAACAATCGCAAAAGATTCTATCGGCGGGGATGGCACCGCTCAGAATCGTCACGGCAATTTGCCCGGTGAGTGACAAGCATTCTGCGTACCGCGTGGAGCTCACATTCAAATCTCCAACGTAAATCAAGGCTGCGCCGGCAGCCTGATCCACTTCCAGGCGTACGCTCCGGTATTGTTCGACAGGCTGGGGTGCAGTATTTCCCGTATCGGCCGTCGAACTCACATTCGCGTGCGTCGTGTTGAAGGAGAACGATTTTGCAGCCTTATTCATTGAGATGACATCGACAGTCTCCCCATTAAAATAGGTCGCTGTGCTAAATCCCCACAGAACTACTTTGCGCGCCCCCGCAGGCGGCCCGCCTTCCGGTGACCAGTAGGACGGCGGATTGTAGCCGGGATCGGCCAGAGCCGCGCTCAACACAATCGTGGCGATTCCATTCAGGATAGAAAAACTGGAGGCCGTGATAATCGTGCCTGTATAAACTGGCGTTGGAGTTCCAGCCGTGAGCGTGACTGCGGGGATGACGCGAGTTCCAGCCATAAATTATCCTTTGGGAGTCAGTTTGCCTTGCTTCGACATATCAATAATTTTCTTTTTCGTTCCGGTGCCGGATTTGGACAGGCCCTTCAGTGCGTTATCGAGGTTGTGTTTCTTCTCCATTGCCTTCCCTTTCGGAGTTTCCTTATTTCCGTGCATCGCACCGATTGCGTTCATCGTGGCGTATACGCGGGAATTTCCCTTGCCATATTCGGCCTCCAGTTTTTTCTCGAGAAAAGCGGGCATGTCAGGAAGAATACGCCCAGAAGAGAAGTGTGATTGTGCTGATCATGAATGCGAAGAGTGAGAGGCCGATGGCCCAGTTGTAGCGCTGTTGCAGGTTGAGGATTTCCCTCTGGACTCGGTCCTTCTCCGGCCCAGCGGTGCGCTTCCAGTTGAAAAGTTTTGCGACATCCTGGGCGAGTTCTGAAGTGGAACGGGCTTCGTATCTTCGCCGCCACTCTTCAGGGAGGGTCGGATCGAGCGGCTCAATGAACTTAGGATCTTTTAACATTGCGAACGTACTCGCATTGTCCGCATTCAAACTCTTGCACTTTTTCGTTGTCTGCTTCGAAAAGATTACAGCAGCCAAGCTCCGAACTCACTCCGCCATTGACTGCGACCTTGCGGCAGTCCGCGTCTTTCTTGGCGCCGCGCAATTCCATGTATCCCGCAGCCACTTCTGAAATGCGCTCTACTTTCAGGGAGCCGAGCGCGTCAATGCCTTTGGGATCAGGCCCCGGCATGAACTATTTTCCCGTCAATTTCTCCGGCGCGCATTACGCGAAACGGAATTCCCTCCAGTTGAATATTCTTTCCCGCCCACGGCCCAAATAAAACTTTATCGCCCTCTTGAAATTCCTGACTTTGGCCGACCGCGACAATCACGCCCGCTTGCATGTCTTCCTTGGAAGAATCAGGCATGGATATACCTTCGATGATTCTCTCCTGGTCAATCACGGTCACCAAAACGTGATCCCCGCATGGCAAAAATTTAACGGCCATCATGCTACCTCTTCTAAAACTTCCGCAACCATAGCCTCTGTGGTTAAGATCATCCCGGCAATACTCACCGCATTCTGCAAGGCTTCGATCACAACTTTTGCGGGATCAATCACGCCCGCGTCGATCAATCGCTCGTATTTGTCGGTGAGTGCGTTGTATCCGATGTCGTAGTACAAAACTTGTGTCACGACTTCAGGGCATCCCGCATTCTCGCCGATCTGCCGCAGCGGAGCCGAGCACGCATCAACTACAATATCCTCTCCGACGCCTTTGGGGATCGTGCTCCAGGCCCGCGCACGCATCAACGCCATGCCGCCGCCTTCAACAACGCCTTCTTCCATTGCCGCCTTGACAGCGTGCAGCGCGTCGTCGGCCCGGTCTTTTTTTTCCTTCATCTCAACTTCGGTCACCGCTCCGATATTGATGACAGCCACTCCGCCCGCAAGGCCCGCGAGCCGCGCTTGCAAGTGCGCTTTCTCTACACCTTGCGCTTCGTCCATTTGCTTGCGTACTTCTGCGATGCGTGCGCTGGGGTCCTGACTCCCGAGGATCAGTGTGCGCTTTTGATCCACGATAATTTTGCGCGCCGTTCCCAAATCCGCAAGCGTTATGTTTTCGATCTTCGCCCCGAGGTCTTCGGTGAACGCTTTGGCTTCGGTGATCGTTGATATATCTCGGAGCAATTCTCTTCGCCTATCTCCAAAGGCTCCGGTTGTGATCGCGCACAGTTGGAGGCCGTTTTTAATTCGGTTCGTGGCAAGCATGGCGAGCGCTTCGTTTTCATAATCACCGCCAATAATCAATAGCGGACGGACTTCCTGATTGACAATTTTCAGCAGCGGGACGAGCGCCTTCGCGGAAGAAAGTTTCCCTTCCCACAAACACACCATGACGTTTTCATATTCGCATTCCATCGTCTGCGGGTTGGTCATAAAATACGGAGACAAATAGCCTGAAGCTAATTGCAAACCGTTCACGACTTCAAGGTGCGTATCGAGCGTGCGCGAGGCTTCGACCGTTACGACGCCGTCCTTGCCGACTTTCGTAAATGCTTCGACAACAATTCGCGCAACTTCTTCATCGCCATTCGAGGAAATATTTGCAACTTGATAGATCATGTTTCCTGTAACTGGGATTGCCATTTTGCGGATGGCTTCCACAATTGCTTCGCAGGCTTTGTCCATGCCGCGCTTCACTGCGATGGGCGACGCGCCATTTTGCAAGCTCTCAAAACCCGCGTGCAGCATGGCTTGCGCGAGCACGACGGATGTAGTCGTTCCGTCTCCCGCATTGTCCACCGTTTTTTGTGCCGCACTACGGATCAGGTCCGCTCCGATTTGCTCGCACGGATCGGATGGGGAGACAACGTTTGCAACCGTCACGCCATCTTTGGTCACCGCCGGATCGAGCCCGAATGCGCGTCGCCCGATCACGACATTGCGACCTTTGGGTCCGAGGGTGACCTTGACGGCATCTGCGAGGAGATCACAGCCCCGCAAAATCTTCTCCCGCGAATCCTGGCCATGATGGACGATCTTGTGCTTGAGAACGAGCGTCATCAGTGAACTTTGGGCTTCGGAAGATCAAGCAAGTTGTTTCGCAGAATTTCCACCGCGCACGATCCCGAGCACGCAATTTTCGTCAGGGCCTGCGGCTGCTCTCCCGTGTGCAGGACATATTCTTTTGTCATCACGACCCAATTGGAAATTTCGTGTTCTTTGTCGGGCCGGAGCGGGATTTCAAAATCAGTCTTACTGTCGCATTTCGGGTTGTCACAAATTCGACGATAGATTTGTACCAGCATCTGAAGCACCTGCAATCTGCGCGGAAGACTTCGCGCCCATCTTGGTTATAAAAGATTTCGTGATGCTCTCCATTCACTTCGAGCGTGATGACAAACCAGCCCTGCCGCGCCGCCGCCCGAACAAAAATAACGCTGGGCTCAATCTTAATGTGATCGTTGATGGAGGTGACTTTCATCCCTTGCCCCACAGCTCCTCATCCCAATCATCAGGCGTAACTTTGCCCTTCACGTAAGATTCCTTGGGAGGTTCAAGCGGACTCGCTCGTAACGAAGCCGCCACGGTCGGAACGTACAGATCGGGCGGAAGTTGATCCCGGCATTCTTCGGCTGGTGCGATTCGCTGGATTCCATCGGACCATTCCTTCAAGTGATTGTATTGCGCCTCTGCCGCACTGACTCCCCACGCATAGGAATATCTTCCATCCTTGTAGACGACGACCCAACTTTTCACTGCTTCTCCGCGTTCGCTAGAACGCTTTCCGCCTTAGCCAAATCTTCCTTCCAGTTCGGCGCATGCTTCTCCGAGAAATAGTGCGGATCGCATTCGACGGCGCATTTCGCCCAGCCGATCATCGTTTGCAGCGCTTCCGTAAGTTGCTTCTCCCGATTCTTCCATTCTGGGTACCACGACGTAAACGAAGGGTGATAAATCTGAATAGTGCGGCCAGATCGAGCCGGGAGTGGGCCTTCGCGCTGATTTCGCTTCCCATAGCTCATTGTTTCCCCTTCCCCAACTTCTTAAACTTTGGTGTCGGACAAGTTCCCCAGTGTCCTGTAGCCGTACCCTCGTTCATGGGAATTCGCTTCCCATTTGGTGTGCGCCAGTACACGAGGGGTGCTCCACAATCCGCGCACGGGATCGAGTTTAATTTCTTGTACCCGAAGGCTTCCATCTCTTGAGTGGATTGAGGAAAGGCCATCAGTTCGCCTCCAGTTGGAAGTTCCGGCTGCATTTTGTGCAATGCCGCTGGGCTGGCCCCCACTGCACGCAAGGCCCCTCGCAAACATTGCAGGGCGCGAGTTTCGCCGCGGGACTGGGCGCAGCTTTCGGTTTCTCTGGTTTCGGAGGAGCCGGATCGATTGCCTTGCGAAGCGTCATGGCAACCCAGTCTTGCTGAGTAAGGCCAGCGAGCATGGCCGCATAGTTTATGCCGGCCAATAACTCCCGATCGATCACTATATTCAGGTTCGACATCGGTAAGCAGGATAAGTCTACTTACCGAATTGTGCAAGCCCAAAAAATAGTTCGCCCCAGGCTTTCTTTGCGGAGATGTGCTTTGCGAGGTTCATTGATGTGTTGGATGCCAGCCTTCGATTGATCATTGATCAGCTTCTGGAACTCGGCTGCATCGGTCAGTGTTTGGCGTGCAATTTGTTGGATATTGTGGGCGATCTGTTCAAGTGCTACGGCACAGCGTGCTATCTCCTTGTGAGACCTTTGAATACTCATCATTTCGAATCCAGCGGAAATTCCTTCAAAGTATAACGCTTGCAATAGGCTGGAGTGAATATCTTGAACTCGCCAAACTTGAGAGCTGTGCGGTATTGGTCCGTGATCCGCAAGCCGATTGCGTCACTGACATGCACTTGAACTTGTGACTTTCGCCCCATTTTCGCCAAGCGAGTGAGCCGAGTTGTGGCTTTGTCGAGCGCCGCCCATGCGATGCGAGCGGCTGCATCCGCATCTTTCCAAATAGCATATTGCTTGGCTATAGCGCTTTTAGCAGGATTCGACATGCTTCGTTCTCATCTGCCAGACTGGATAGCCATCACTCGGACGAATCCCCCAGGCTAATCCAAATGTGGGATAAATTGAAGGCGAGTCCGCAAAATCAGCGTGTAATGGCGTGAATTGCGGTGGTGTTGAGCGAAGTTGGATGGCCAGCCGCCCACAGGGAAGCGTAATGAAATCGCCAGCCCGTGAGCGTACAAGTGCTTCGGCTCGATCATTGGACAATTTGAAGCTGAATGGATCAATGGTTGGATTCGTGGCCCAACCGTACACACGTCGGCTCATGATTTCGAAGGAGGCGGCTTTGGCGTGCGCCCTACGCTAGAATGTGTGCGGATATTAGTCTGCGACGCACCCCGCAGCCACCTGCCCAATGCTCTCACTCTCTCATAAGGCGTTTAGCCTAAGCAATGATTAAGTTAGGACGCATAGGTAAATGTTATGCTGTAAGTACGTACGATTTCGCTTGACAGCTTTCGGCATCTTGATTATAAGTACTTATGTGATGAAGCGCCAACTTAAAGAACGTAAGTGTGCAGCTCGGGATTGTGACATACGTTTCACGCCCCGCATCAAGACCCAAAAGTTCCACAGCCGTAAATGCAACGACCGGGAATCCCAGCGCTTATATCGTGAGAAAAAGGCCGTAACCGCATGATCGCAGCATGACCTCTCAAACTCAGCCTCACATCCACGACTGGCGCGGCATAGATACAGGAAGAATGTGCTACGTGTGTGGAGAAATTGAAACGATGACGTTTCAGCCAGACCATCACAAAGTGTTAGCGGAAATTGATCCATGGCTGAGATTGCGTGATGCCGCACCGGCCATGCTGGTTGAGCTGGAGCATGAGCTTGAAGATATTGAATGTTGGCTACGCTATGAGGGAATTTGCCAAGACATGAAGGACTCATTGTCGCATCGACACCTCATTATTTCGCAAGTTGTGAAGTCTGCTAAGGGGGAATTGTGACCTATTCGGGAACCATGATCAAAGACTTGCGCGCAACAGTTGAGCGTGTGAGAGAGGCTGAGGCGTGGCTACTCCCTGCGGACAATCTCGACGCGGCTATCTACCTGGGCCAAGTTCTAGCTCATATTGCAGATCGCATCATGACCTCAGACGATACGGAAACTTGGTGGGAAGTCCGCGAGATTCAGAATTCGCTCTGGAGCCAGAACGAAAAGATGCTCCATGAAGGCTTAGATCAATGGCTTCAGAGGGATATGTGAGCCTGACCAAAATTGAACTCGTAGAGGCGAAGATGCAGGGCATTATGCGCTCACTACAGGTCTGGGCAGCTTGTTGGGTTCGAGTTTTATACGTGAGGTGCTGCTCGAGGTTTACGAAGCGGGCGAGATGACCGCCAAAAGGCGCCGATTAGTGACAAATAGATCACAAAACGGCCAAAAGGTGCCCGGAACGCGGCGAGAGGTGGCGGAATCCGCGACTGTGATTCTCCCTGTCATCCCGGCTGTCGGAAATGCGAAGTCCGACCACGAGCAAGCAAGACGGTGGGTAGCGGACCCCGAAGCCCCAAAGTTCGGAGCACAAAAGTTTAGATAAAAAGGGAGAAATCAATGAAAGCAAATGAGATTCGCACGCTAGAGGTTCCACGCCCGACCTACATCACGCCCGGTGACAACACGATGACAGCAGTTGCAGACAATCTGGGAGTTGTGGCTGGAATCCTTCTGGAGCTGGTTGCCCAAGTTGCAGAGCTGAATGAGTTTCTGCGCGAATCGAGATCAATCAACTCCGGGCCGCAGAAAGTTCACCGAAAACAAGCTTAATCCCCCAAGTTTGTGCGGCCTCCGGAATAGGGCCGCATGAAGACCCCCTGTGGAATGTAAAACCTCCCATCGAGTTCCACAGGGGGAAATTCGAATAGTGAGGAGAAACAATGAACTTCGACGAAGCGGAAAAAACACTAACCGTTGGCAAGAGAAGCCGTCGCACCACATGGCAGCCCGAACATACGTTTATCAAAAAGGCGGCCAATGGCTCAACTGTCATTGTCGGACTGCCGGCGAATCCTGCGGAGCACGCCTACGTACCAACCGCTGAGGAGAAGGTCGCCAAGGACTGGGAAGAAGCAACCTAATCAAGTTTGTGCGGCCAGTCAAACTGTCGTACAAAGACCCCTCTGCGGAACAGCACTTCACTGAGGGAGCTGAGGTTTCGCAGGGGGGAAATAAACAAACTGGCAATTATTTATGACTCCAGAAGAAATCAAGCACGTCCTAGAACTCCATGCCGCATGGCTAGGAAATCGAGAAGGCGGCAAAAGGGCGGACCTGAGCGGGGCGGACCTGAGCGGGGCGTACCTGAGCGGGGCGGACCTGCACGGGGCGAACCTGAGCGGGGCGGACCTGAGCGGGGCGAACCTGAGCGGGGCGGACCTGCGCGGGGCGGACCTGCACGGGGCGTACCTGAGCGGGGCGAACCTGAGCGGGGCGGACCTGAGCAGGGCGAACCTGAGCGGGGCGAACCTGAGCAGGGCGAACCTGAGCGGGGCGGACCTGCACGGGGCGGACCTGAGCGGGGCGAACCTGCGCGGGGCGGACCTGCACGGGGCGTACCTGAGCGGGGCGAACCTGAGCGGGGCGAACCTGAGCGGGGCGTACCTGAGCGGGGCGTACCTGAGCGGGGCGAACCTGAGCGGGGCGAACCTGCGCGGGGCGGACCTGAGCAGGGCGAACCTGAGCGGGGCGGACCTGCACGGGGCGGACCTGCACGGGGCGGACCTGAGCAGGGCGAACCTGAAAGACCTCAAGGATGAGGCTCTGGTTTTAGCACGTATCGCCATTCTTCCCATTGATGGCCCACTCTGGGGCTGGAAGAAATGCCGCGATGGAGTTCTGGTCAAGCTAGTGGTGGGTGACACGGCAAAACGTAGCCACGCAGCCGGGCGCAAATGCCGCGCCGAGCACGTCAAAGTTCTGGAAGTAATCGGTGCAGAAGTTGGAATCAGCCAATACGCTGAAAAGATTGAATACCGTGTCGGCCAAATCGTGCGTTGCGACACATGGAATGAGGACCGCTGGACCGAGTGCGGTGGAGGGATTCACTTCTATCTAACTAGAGAAGAAGCTGCGGCTTATGAGTAGTTATGGAAATCCTTAATTGGCTCATGGAGAACCCGCTAGATTTCGGACTTGGATGTCTTCTGATTGCAATTGTGTTGCACGTTGCACTGGCTAAGAAGTGGATTGAATGATTTGTCTACGTAGCGGTGGCTTGAACTGGCAGTAGTGGGATGGGTCCGACTGCCCATACAACTCAGTGAGGAGGTGGTGAGAGTGACAGTGAAAATCAACGGTTCCTGCTCGCTTTATGTTTTCGGGATTGATATGAATTGCCCATTATGCGGCAAGTTGGTTCGCTCAGGAGAGCTCACCAATTCGTAAGAACTTATGACTCCAGAAGAAATCAAGCACGTCCTAGAACTCCATGCCGCATGGCTAGGCAATCGAGAAGGCGGCAAAAAGGCGCACCTGAGCGGGGCGGACCTGAGCGGGGCGAACCTGAGCGGGGCGAACCTGAGCGGGGCGGACCTGAGCGGGGCGGACCTGAGCGGGGCGAACCTGAGCGGGGCGAACCTGAGCGGGGCGGACCTGAGCGGGGCGGACCTGAGCGGGGCGGACCTGAGCAGGGCGGACCTGAGCGGGGCGGACCTGAGCGGGGCGGACCTGAGCGGGGCGAACCTGAGCGGGGCGAACCTGAGCGGGGCGGACCTGAGCGGGGCGGACCTGAGCAGGGCGTACCTGAGCGGGGCGGACCTGAGCGGGGCGAACCTGAGCGGGGCGCACCTGAGCGGGGCGGACCTGAGGGGGGCGGACCTGAGGGGGGCGGACCTGAAAGACCTCAAGGATGCGGCTCTGGTTTTAGCGCGTATCGCCATTCTTCCCATTGATGGCCCACTCTGGGGCTGGAAGAAATGCCGCGATGGAGTTCTGGTCAAGCTAGTGGTGGGTGACACGGCAAAACGTAGCCACGCAGCCGGGCGCAAATGCCGCGCCGAGCACGTCAAAGTTCTGGAAGTAATCGGTGCAGAAGTTGGAATCAGCCAATACGCTGAAAAGATTGAATACCGTGTCGGCCAAATCGTGCGTTGCGACACATGGAATGAGGACCGCTGGACCGAGTGCGGTGGAGGGATTCACTTCTATCTAACTAGAGAAGAAGCTGCGGCTTATGAGTAGTTATGGAAATCCTTAATTGGCTCATGGAGAACCCGCTAGATTTCGGACTTGGATGTCTTCTGATTGCAATTGTGTTGCACGTTGCACTGGCTAAGAAGTGGATTGAATGATTTGTCTACGTAGCGGTGGCTTGAACTGGCAGTAGTGGGATGGGTCCGACTGCCCATACAACTCAGTGAGGAGGTGGTGAGAGTGACAGTGAAAATCAACGGTTCCTGCTCGCTTTATGTTTTCGGGATTGATATGAATTGCCCATTATGCGGCAAGTTGGTTCGCTCAGGAGAGCTCACCAATTCGTAAGAACTTATGACTCCAGAAGAAATCAAGCACGTCCTAGAACTCCATGCCGCATGGCTAGGCAATCGAGAAGGCGGCAAAAAGGCGCACCTGAGCGGGGCGGACCTGAGCGGGGCGAACCTGAGCGGGGCGAACCTGAGCGGGGCGGACCTGAGCGGGGCGGACCTGAGCGGGGCGTACCTGAGCGGGGCGAACCTGAGCGGGGCGGACCTGAGCAGGGCGTACCTGAGCGGGGCGGACCTGAGCGGGGCGAACCTGAGCGGGGCGCACCTGAGCGGGGCGGACCTGAGGGGGGCGGACCTGAGGGGGGCGGACCTGAAAGACCTCAAGGATGCGGCTCTGGTTTTAGCGCGTATCGCCATTCTTCCCATTGATGGCCCACTCTGGGGCTGGAAGAAATGCCGCGATGGAGTTCTGGTCAAGCTAGTGGTGGGTGACACGGCAAAACGTAGCCACGCAGCCGGGCGCAAATGCCGCGCCGAGCACGTCAAAGTTCTGGAAGTAATCGGAGCGGAAGTTGGAATCAGCCAATACAACGGAAACATTGAATACCGAGTCGGTCAGATCGTGCGTTGCGACACATGGAATGAAGATCGTTGGACGGAGTGCGGAGGAGGGATTCACTTCTATCTAACCAGGGAGGAAGCTGCAGCTCACGAGTAGCTCCAATGGAATTCTTTTATTGGCTCATGGAGAACCCGGGGCGAAGCATGGCAGACAAAAATGCTAAATGAGACCTTCGCCCCGATTTTTAAGAAGTGGAAAAGTTGTGGATTCAAAAAATAATAGGAGAAGTTTTCAACAATGCCCTGTTACAAACAGATCGAGTGGGAAGGTAAGTTTTTTCACCTAGGCCGATGCTGCTACTTTTGCGGCGATCCTTTGAGGATCCGATCGGCGACAAAGGAGCATCTGCTGCCAAGGGAGCGCGGCGGGAACGATGAACTCATCAATATCGTTCCCGCGTGTTGGCGCTGCAATCACCTCAAGGGAACGCGGACAGCGGAAGAGTTCCGAGCAGCATTTCCCCAGATTTGCAAATCATCCACTGCTAACCCATACCCCAACAGTGGGAGGGTGTTGATTTCCTACGAGGAAAAAAATGAGCCGGGACTGCTGAAGCGCGTCAAGGCCGAAAGCGAACGTGTGAGTTGGGCATGGCGGAATCCTCCACCTGCGGGTGTGCACAAAGTCTGGCGCAATCCCCCACCATCTAGCAAGAGGTTGGCGTGATCCGTCTAATCAAAGCCGTGAAGCTCCTAACCCTGATCAGGTTGAATGAGCCAGAACTTTGGAAATTGATCTGTGAGTTTGCCAGAAGTCAGAGGGTCGCGTGAGGATGCTATGAGAATAATGGACTTTCTATTTCCCAGTTCAATCGGCGTGAAATTAGCCGAAGCCTGTGCAGCCCTTCAACCCGTTATAAAGCATGGAAATAACGGAGAATTTTCCTATCTAAGAATTGTGGACATAGCGGGAGAGTTTCGGGCCGAACTGGGCAAGAGAGGATTGGTCGTAATTCCGTCTGATGTGGAGTGCGAGGAGCGACACTTCGCCTCCGACGTCGCGGGGCGAGATTACACGGAAGTCAAAGTCAAGACGTGCTTTACGGTCACGGATGGGCGAAGAAGTGAGACCTATTGCTCGTATGGAGTTGGGCGAGATTTGGATGGGCACGCATTAGCGATTGCTCAAACGGGAGCACTCAAGAGCTTCCTGAAGAGGCTGGGGCTCATATTCGGGGATCGGGACGATCCAGAAGTGGAAGTTTCGCCCAAAATCGAGGAATCTCCCCGAGTCCGAATTGCCCAGGCCAGTTACCAGCAAAGGGCTTGGGCGTCGGCCTATGAGAAGTGCGGCAAAACTGAGAAGCAGATTGATGACTATTTCCGGGCAGTGTATGGCGTAGAAGTATCCGCAGCGCTCATTACGTCGCTCAGGCGCGATGAATTTGAGAAAGCCATGCTCTGGCTCACCCGAAATGGAGATTTGGCAGAGACGCTCGAACTGAGCAAAAAGTCTGCTGAGCGGAAGAAGAAGGGGCCGCAGCCAATAGAGGTCATGGACAACGGATGGCCTGGGAGCACAGGCAATCAATGATCAGGCCAAAGAAGCGGCTTCGCAATGTAAGCTGGCGCTCTGGCCGGATTCGTGAGGATTCGGCAGGCATGGCGCGGCTGCGGAGTGAGGCTTATCACCGCTCAAACGGGCTGTGCGAGTGTGGACGAGAAATCTGCCTGACTCGGCCAACGCAGGAGAGGATCGTGACGTTTTTTAATGGGCAATTGCATCATCTGATTTCGCGGGCGCACGGCGGGTCTGACGAAATTGCAAACGTGCGATTTATAAGCCGGAAATGTCACGAAGAGATTCACGGAATCCCACTTTGGGGCCACAAACGAAATGCGAAGTGATCCGCACCTGTATGAGAGTGAGAGTCCGATGGTCGAAGGGCAGACCTATGCGGCCAAGTGCGGGAAGGAAATCACGCACAGTCGGATCGTGCTCATGTGGGACTTTGTTGAGATGGGAAGCCCACTATCGCTATCACCGTTTTGCTGTTGTAGGAAGTGTTGGAGGAGTTTGCAGGAGTTGACCTCTGATCCGTGGAAGCACCAGAGATACTTATACGGCATTGTAAGCAAAGAGTTTGGGGAGAAAACAATATGAAGTGCATCTGGCTATTAGCGTTTCTCTTGAGCGTTCCGTTGGCCCGAGCCGACTCCGTGACTCAGATTCCCGGCCCGATCACAACCTTTAACCTGTCTGGAATTCAGTCCACTGTCTACCAGCCCTGGCTCTATAGCGTCATGTGGGGCTCCAGCGAAGACTTCGTCAGCAACTTGTTTATGGGCTCATTCGATGATGGCCAATTGAGCGCAACCATGACGAATGAAGGCTGGTTGCAGGCCCAGACAGGAAATTACACGTTCAATTCTCAAACGGATACGGTGAGCGGCACATTTGTGGGAGTGGAGCACGTTTGGGGAGAGCCGCGAACAACCGGATTGCGCCAGTGGAATTGGAATGTGAGCGGAACTTTCAGTGAGAAATTGAGCTTTGGAACGCAGGGAACCGCCTCACTGAATATTACGAGTGCAAGCTATGCGGGAACGAGCGCGGTACCAGAGCCGGGAACGTGGCTATTGATGGGAACCGGCGGTATTCTAGTGGTAAGCGCGGTCACTGCCAGAAACCGCTTTCAATCTGCATCGAGAGGCGGGTTGCGCGGTTGCCCACCTGCCTCGCCCAAAGCGAGTCAAGCATCGCCCCGGCAGCCGCCCGGAAATCTTTCGCTTGCATCTTAGCCAGAAAGTCTTTGAACTGTCCGAGGCCGCGAACTCCCATATTGAATGTCATATTGAGGAGCGCGGCCTTTCTTACATCGTCCAGTCCCATCGCCCATGAGAAATTCGCTTCGAGTGCTACAGTTGCGGCATTGATGTCGTTTGCGAGCAGCAGCTCCGCTTCCTCTTGGCTGATACCCACGTCATCAAGATTGCGCCCGACGCCGATGGTCAATTTGCCGCCCGAGTCCTTGTAGGGGTGCAGGCGCAATTCTTCGTCACGAATCAGTTGATCTTTCAGCGATGCGATGATGACGGGAAATTCAGCCATCATTTCTGGGGACATCTTTCTTCCGAATCAGTTGCAGGTCATAGCACTCCTGCAGTAAGAGGTCGTTGGCCGTGGCTGCCTTAACCCTCATCGTGCATTGCAGCAAATCGATCGGATAGCGCGTCAATCCGACCGTTATGCTGTCCGCTTCCTCCGCCTCAAACTGCAACTCAACTTTCTTGTCCCCTGGTACGGTGTGCATCTTCACCAAGCGGAAACTTCCAGCTATCACACGCGCTTTCCTGCGGGTCATGACTAAATTTTACCTTTCGCCGGAGCGTGTTCGCTAGATTACTTTCGGCTTCGAACCTGCCCATGTCGTTAAAAGTCGCCTCACGCAGCCGTGGGCGCAAGCGTCACTGGCGTTACGTCCGTGGGCAATACGGCCAGAATAGCCTGAAGCTCTCCGATGATGGTATTGACCACTCCGGTAACACTCGCAACCGTGGTTGGATTCTTGATCTGGCCCGCTTTCAACAGGCTTTGCAAGTCCGTCTGCACGGTGGTCAGGGTTGTGCTGAGGGTTGCTACGGCTGTGGCTGAGGTTGCGTTGCCCGAAGCTACGTCTGCCAGAACTTTCGAGGCGGTCTGAAGCCCGGTCTGGACTTTGGCCAATACGTTACTAACCATCGCTGCGGCGGGCTCGCCTGCGGTTAAGGAAATGATGGTGGTGAGGAGCGGCCCCACAAAGGTTAGGGTTACGGAGGCGGTCTGCTCCCATTTGTTGGAGCCGAAGATGTCCTTGAAGGCTTTTTCGATTTCAGCGAGTATGCTCATTTTTTATCTCCTGGTTGAAGTTCGTGGTACTGGGTTTCGAGTGTGGCGACCACTTCAGAATTCGGAATGGCAACCGTCATATCCTTGAAGACTTTGTCTTTCGATTGCGCGAAACAAACGATCAGTGCGCCAGCCGCCGCCAGATTTCCCGCCCCGCGTGCGATAAGTTCGCCCTTTCCGCCCGTAAGCAGCGTCCCATTGACCACCAGATAGGACACGACGGCGGAGAAGATCATTTTGAATAAAACTTTCCACCATTGGGCAATGAGGCTGTTCTTTAAGATGCCAACGAGGAAGGTTCCAAGAGCGTCCATGTTATTTAATCGCGCAATGCTTCGCGCCAAGTTCGCACATCACATCTTCGGGCGCGCAACCGCTCACTTTGCCATCGACGGCTACCGCCTGCACGTTGTACGAATACGGCCCGTGGCCATCAACCGCCGTGTAATCCGTGAAATGCGTACCCGCGATCCCGTAAACGAAGGGAATGGGATGCTTCACTCCGACGCAGGCTGCTTTACCCCAAGCTCCGCGAAACAGATTGAACGTGCAGTCCGAACAGCTCGTGTGCCATGAGATTTCTACCGTTTTGGCCACTTCCATCTGGGAAGCGGTTGTGGTCGCCGCACAGATCAGACAGGCTAGGAAAATCAAGACAGCAATTGCGAGTTTCATTTCTTCACCTCCGCGATTCGGGCCTTAACCGCATCATCCCAGTTAGGCGATTGCTCAATGGCGGTCGATTGCGCCCGCCGCACATTCCCGGTGAAATTGTTGAGCACCTTGAACCAGTAGATATAGCGTCCGGTCGAATCCTTGGTCGGTGCGTTCATCGCCGAGATCAGAGCCGTCACAATATTGTTGAAGACCCACGTTCCGGCGATCGAGATGATCCAGGGATGGCGGAAGAGGTATTGCAAGATATTCATGGGACGAGCGGCCAAATATCATCCGCAAATAATCCAAGAATGGTTGGAGCGTTCGGCGTCACTGTGATTCCCGGTGAGGCCAGAGCCACGATGATTACATCGGATCGTGCTGTGGACGTTCCGATACAAGTGTAGGTCACGCCCGAAGCGCTCAAGGTATTCCCCGCCGTCCCTGCATTACAAACGGTCCATGCCGGAGCCGTTGCAGCCGTGCCCGGAGTGGTTACCTGCCACACTCCGTAATTGGTCCCGGATCCGCCAGTGCTGCTAAACGGATTGATCATTGCTCCGCTGGCATAGACCGTGCCCTTGACCCAAGGCGTGCCGCAGACGGATGTGGAATTTCCGCTCGTGTCCCCGAAGCTGCACGTTTGGGTTGATTGATTCCAGAAGTCCGTGGTAAATGCCAGGAATTTTCCGTCAACGCTCAACTGTGAAATAGCGAATTGCGCGTCGAAGAAAGTGTTTGCCCCCGAGGCCCATTCGTGCGTGAAACGATAGGGCGCATTCTGCCCCGCAGGCGTTGCGGTCCACGTCGGATAAGTTGGGATCGCTACTGCTTCACCTTGAAATGGCGCATAGGGATTGGGATTCAAGGTTTGGTTGTTATAGATTGAGCCTGCGATTGGGGCAACGTCCGTGCCGCCAGGATTGTAGGCGCGTGACATATGAGAGTCGTATCCATTAGCAATAGTGCAAGGCGGATTAGTGTAAACATAGCCCGCAGTGTAGGCGGTCGAGTCGCAGGGCGTCGGCTGCCAACTGGTAAAAATATCAGCCGGCGCCTGCGGATTCGTGGACTGATAGAGGATGGAATACACGCCGGTGGTGTATCCGAACGTCTGCGGATTCTGGCCCACATTCACCATGACCGTATTGCCTTGCGCAAAGTGGTTCAAGTTACCGAGGTAGGGCGCTTCACTTGCCGCATTGAATGGTAAAAACGGGCTCCAGTTGTTCACGTTTCCGCTGAGGCATGGCCCCGGAATCCCGACCAACAACCCCTGTTGCGAGATCGCCACGTAATCGTTACTCCACGATCCTTTTTCATTGTGGATGAAATATCCGCACCCGCCGCTCGTAATATTCGTGTAGGAGCCAACCGGCGTCATGGCGGAACAGGTCGTTGGCCCGGTGCAAGTCGTGATTGATTGCCATCCAGTTGCGGTATTCAATGTCACATATTGAGTGGTAGCGGCATTGTAGGCGATTGACCAGATGGCGCTTCCTTGCCCGCCGTCATAATTGGTGTAGTTGTTGTTATAGCCATAGCTGTTGGTCGAGGTGTCCTGGGCGAATCTTGTGTTGCTGCCCGTTGGATCGTAGGAGTTTCCGGCCACGTCGCGGTAGGCTTGCGGGACTTCCGGGCCGACATTGGTCCAGGTCAATCCGTTATCGCTTGCCGTGGTGCCGATTCCGGGGCCGGTCATCAAATCGGGGCGACCTGTGGATGGAATCCAGGTGGGTGTTGTGCCGCCTGAAGTGCCGCTGGCCGAGGTAAGTTGGAATACGAAGACCGGAGGACCGCCCAGATTTCGCCAAGTCGCGCTTCCATCCGGAAGGGTGGTGTTCGACGCGGCTACGCATGCCCCGCTCGTTGACCAAACGCGCTCAGTAGAATTTGAAGTTCCTGCCGTTACTAGCTTGAACGCGCAACCCAGCGGATTATTTGTTAGCGGAACAATGAGCGTGCCAAGTGTCGGATAAGCGTGGCTCGCCGCCCAGTCGGGAAACGAGAGCGCGGCTGTGACATATTGACCGGCAGTGTAAGCATGGCTTGCGGCCCAAGGCGCGACCAGCGACCCTTGCGGAATTGCATATTGGAAATCGACCGCGGGCCCAACCACCGTATAAGCCCCCGTGGATGGATTGATTGAATATAGGGTGACCGTGGAGCCTTGACTGCCGTAGTACCAGTTCGGGTTGACCCAGTCAAAGTACCCTTGACCAAAATCTTGCGAAACATTGATCGATCCGCCGCCTGCCGTATTCTGAGAGGTCGTGATTGCTTTGCCGCAGACTAAAGTTGCCGGATTGAACGGGATGATGTAATTTGCGCTCCCGTTGTTGTTGACGTGGAGCAATGTACTATTAGCGTTGAAAAGGGGCATTCCATCGCCGGAGCCGCCAATTCCCGCACTGAGCGGCTTGTGTGGACCGGAGGAAGATCCTGCGGTCTGAGTATCCGTGCAGCGGATAAATGGAGAGGATGTGCCGGAAGGGTAAGAAGTATCGTAAGCGGGTGCGTTCGTCTTTACCAGGTTGCCCAGATTTGGAGTTGCAGGCAGGGCGACCAGCAAGCCACCCGTATAAGCGGAATAAACTAGTAAGAAAGTGCCGGTTACGGAGACATTGCCCGAGAGAGTGAGCGAGCATCCGGCGGTTCCGGTGCAGGCACCCTGCCATGCTCCCAGATAGTATCCGGTTGCAGGCGTCGCGGTCATGGTAACCACAGTACCGTTCGGAAATGTTGCGGTGCATCCGGCTCCGCCTGCCGAGGTGCAACTGATTCCTGATGGCGAACTGGTGATCGTGCCTGGGCCAGCCACAATCTGAGTCCAAGTGTAAGACACGCTGGTTATCGTGTAGACAAACGAGCCGACCGCAGAGGAGTTGTATCCGCTCTTGCAGGCCAGCGCTTCGAGAGTTTCCGTCATGGCTACCGTGATTGGCGCGGTGTAGAGAGTTGAGGAGCAAGTCGGAGTTCCGCCGATGGAGTAATAGATGGAGGCGCCGGCGGTGGTCGTGCTGAGTGTGACCGTTTGTGCGCTGGAATAGGTGCCTGCGATCGGGCTGGCGGTCGGAGTGGCTGCGGTGAGCGTGTATGTATAGCTTGCAATGCTCGAATTCGTGAAGCCTGATTCGGTTGCGAGGATTTGCAGATTCGTGGCTGTGGTTGAAATGGTGATGGCACTGGAATATTGCGTGCTTCCCGCCCCGCACGTTCCGGGAGTGGGTGCGGTTGGCGGTGTGCCGGAAGTGGTATAGCAACCCTTCGCCCCGCCCTGAATCGTGCAGGTTATGCCCTGATTATTCGAATAGGTTCCGGTTCCCGGTGTGCAAGTTGGAGTATTGACCGTTCCGCCGCCGCTCGCAAACTCATAAGCTCCCGCATCCCATGCGCCCGAAGAGGGACGCAGCAAGCATCCCGTTCCGCATGATCCGCCCACTCCAAAACTGGTCAACGGTGCCGGGGCTCCATAGTTCAACGCTGTATAGGTTCCGGTAAGGTTCGCGCCAAGGCCGATGGCGGGGGAGCCAGAATTTAAGGTGTAACTCGCGGTTAGATTAGGGTTGCTGGTGATGGCATGAGCGTCACAGGCGCACGCCGCCTGCCATGCCGCGAGCGTTGAACATGCCCCACCAGAACAGTTGTTCATGTTCCAGGGAGCACCGTTGCCGTTGTAATAATCGTTGTAGTCTCCGGCGATGCTAGTGGTCGTCGCGCCCGAGTTCTCGGTGTGGAAGAACCATCGCGTGTTGCCGCTAGAGCCGGGGGACCAGATATTATTATCATTGGTGAAGGCGAAGACTTGCCCGCCGCCGTTGTACTGCTCCAAGTCAAATTCACTCCCTACGAAAGTATTGTTGTAATACTTAACCGGCCCCATCGCGCCTCCGCCCGAGGCATCCAGTTTGATCGCCGTGTCCTGGTCATTATTGACATCGGCGCCCGTCATTACGATGATGTTGTTAAAGGCGGTCACCGCGCATCCCGGGACCGATGCTCCATTGTTCGCGCAGTACAGGATCGCGGACGGGCTTCCCGTTCCTAGATCGCCGTGCATGTAATTGTCATACACATAGGCGGTGACGATCTTTGAAGTTGCTCCCCAAATGAAAACTCCGTTTTGATGGAATGTTCCGGTGGGATATGCCCAGTTCGTCCATCCCGGTGTTGATCCGACGTCGCCTAAATCGTTGCCATAAAAATTAACGACGTTATTCGCCCCGCCATCGTTAAATGTGGCGTGCCAGTTGCCGTCCGACAGATTGTTGAAGGCGATACAGACCGCGCCGCTGGTCAAAGTTCCGAAGGTAAAGCTCGGAGGGCCAGGGCAGCCATCCGGGCCGAGCGAGCCATCAATTCCTCCATACACTCCGTCCTGCTCGGAAATCAGGGAATTATTGTAAATCTGCGCGGTCGTAAGGTCGGAGTCGATTCTGATGCCGACTGCGCCTGCGCCTCCGGTATCCGTCACAGAAGCGTTCGTGCCGGTCCCGATGTAAAGCGGCCCGATATGCAGGTTACGGATAATGATATTGTCGGCGGAGCCTCCGAGATGGATGCCAACGCTTCCATTGCCGCCCGGAGATTGCGTGCAAGCACCCGCCGGACAGGTTGCGGGATGTCCCGTTCCCGCTCCTCCAGCGCCGTTGTCGCAGCTTGAGGACGTAGTACAGCCCGCCAGGGAATTTTCGATCAATCCATTCGAGCCGCCGTCAATCACGATCCAGCTATAGCCGTTGTCCGTGATCGCTCCGGTGCAGGATGAGCACGCACTGTTTGGCGGGTAGTTGCCCCACCATCCGGTTGAAACCATCGATGCGCCCGTATCGAAGAGGATCGTGATCGGACTGCCCGAGGTGCCGCTGTTGTGAACCGTGAGCGCATTGCCGCCTTGTGTGGAACTTGTGATCGAGCCGCAGACATAAGACACATCGCCGGGGCTGATGGTTGTG